TGGTTGACGCAAAAGAGCGGGAAGCACAAAGCGGCGCTGATGAGATCGACCCGTTGCGCCCGTACCTGGTGCCGGTTGATCCGTGGCAGTATCTCGGCCACCAGCGCGAAACCGATGAGCCTGGGGCGAAACTGACGATGTTTCGCTATCAAGAAGAGCTAAAAACTAATTATGGCCTGTATGGGGAGCAGTACGTTGCCGTGGCTCGCGTAATCGTCCCTGGCGCGTTTCAGGTTTTCGAGGCTGATGGGCAAACGCCAATGAAGCAAGGCTCTTTGGCTCTTGATTATGTTCCGCTTGTCAATATCTATGCTCAAAAAGAAGGCTTTTTGTGCGCACTGCCCCCTCTCTCTGATGTGGCGTACTTGAACATTGCGCATTACAAGCGCTTGGCTGACTTGCTGCATTCGCTGCATATTGCGGCGATCGGGCTATTGGTGCTTGAGGATTATGACGGCACTGATGCGGTTCCGGGGCTGAATTACGGCATTCGCATGAACGTTGGCACCAAGGCGTACTGGGTGCCATGCGACGCCGGCTCCTTTGCTGCGCAAGCTGAGTTGCTTGACCGACTGGAAAATGAAATCTCGCACCTTGGCGTCACGAAGCTACTTGGCCAAAAGTTTGTGGCCGAAAGTGCCGACGCAAAACGCATTGATCAGCAGCAGGCAAATTGCGTGCTGGCAACTGCTGCGTTGCAGCTAGAGGCTGCATTGAACGAAGCATTAAGGATGGCTGCCGAATATCGCAAAATTGAACCGCCAAAAGTAATTATCAGCAAGGATTTTGACTTCTATCGACTGCTTGGCCAAGACGTAAGCGTGCTCAGCCAGCTTGAGGAGAAGGGGCAAATTACAACCGATCTATTCCACAAAATTCTATTCCATGGGGAATGGATTCCCGAAGATGTAGACCTCAAGCAACTACTGGAGAACGTGAAGAAGCTCAAGGAAGCCGCCAAGGCCGAGGTGCGCGAGCAGCAGCGGATGCAGCTTGCGGCCAGATCGAGCGCAACAGCAAGCCCCCCGGCGACCGCCTGAGCGGCTACCAGGGGGCCTGGGATCGCCCGAGCGTCAGTGGACGATGTACCAGTCCTTGGCGAGCAGATCGGTCTGACTGGCAAGCCAGGGCACTCGATTGCCCTGAACGGTTGTGATGAAGATGTAAGGAAGGGTCATTTTACTGTGCTCATCGGGAACTTGTAGCTCGATGAACTGACCAGGGCCGTTCCATCCGCGACGGGACCAGCGGTGCCGAAACTTAGAATCGAGATCAGCAAGCACAACGCTGAAGGAGTCGTTTTGTTCCATGAGAGATGTTTGCAAGGTCAAGGAAAGAAATCAGTGCCCGCGCCTTCGCTGATTGTTGCGGGTAGCGCGTACAAGCTGCGGATCGATCTCGGGCTCGCGGAGTACCTCAGTCTCGCATTCGCCATCGGGATACACTGTCTTCTCAATGACAAGCCCCGCGATGTTGACGCGCTCAACAACCGGCTTCGCGTCAACCTCGGCCGCTTCAACTTCGGGAGCTTCGGCTTCGGGTGTCTCTTTTGCTGCCGGCGGTTGCTGAGACATCGGCGTGCGGGCTGGTGCTTTGGGAGTTGCGGGAGCTGCCATGGATGATTGGGCGACTATGCGCTACAGTGTAGCACGTCAACCAAACGTCTCATGTCACTTACACCCGAAGAGATCGCTGAACTGCAGGCCAAAGCGCAAAAGGCGGATGAGCTGGAAAAGCGCATCGAAGCGCTCGACGGCAACAAGGGCGAGATTCTGGATGAAAAGAAAAAGTTGCAGAAGGAGTTGCAGGATCTGAAGGACAAGGAAGAAGCTCGCAAGAAAAAAGAGCTTGAGGATCAGAACAAGACTGCTGAGCTTCTTGAGATGGAGCGCAAGGAAAAAGAAGAGCTGCGGCAAGAAAAGGAGCGGCTTGAAAAGGAAAAGGACGAGCTGGCGCAACAGCGCGTCGCAGATCGCCTGCGGTCTGACTTTCTCGCCATTTTCAACGCTGCCGAGGTATTTCAGCCAGAGCACGCATGGGGGTTGCTGCATTCTCGCGTCCAGGACGACGGTGGCAAAACAGTTGCGATCGTCGCGGGCACGAAAGCCACCTTGGCCGAGATGTGCGAATCACTCCGCAAAGACGCGCAATACGCTTATCTGTTCAGGCCGAAACAGGGCGGAGGCGGCATGGGCTCCAGGGCCAGCAGCGGCATCGTAGATACCTCGGGCAACCCTTACCTTCCCGGCGGCAATGCGACTGCGCGAATCCAGCTAGAGGTCGAAAATCCTGATCTTGCTGCTAAGCTGAGGGCTGAAGCGAGCGCTGCTCGCGCCAAAGGATAGGCTGCGCTGAGTCCGAGGCACAAACGCAACCGCTGCGCGGTGGTGTTCTGACAACGCACACCCTGCCTTTCCTCCAGTGGCCTACCTCGGCAACTTGGGCGGAACGTTTCAGGCGGATGTTGCAAGCCTGACTCGGCTGGCGACTTCTGCTCCGTTCGCCCAATACCTTCAAGAACAGATTTTTCTTCAGTCCAGGATGATCCGCTCGGGGGTCATTGCTACTACTTCTGAGCTGACTGCTACCACCGGCACTCGGATTGAAGTTCCGTTCTTCAAGCCGATCAATCCGGTTGAAGAACGCATGACCTCCAGCGACGACTGGGGCACTTCTGGCGAAGGTCACTTCACCTTCCAGAAAATCCAGGCTTCCACTCAGTACGCCACGATCACTCACCGTGGCTTCGCGTACGCCGTGGACAAGCTCTCCCGCCTGGCCATTGGCGAAGACCCCATGGCAGCCCTGGCCAATCAGCTTGCGCCGGCCATGGACAAGCTGCGCACCGCCAAATTTATCTCCCAGATGGAAGGTCTGCTTGGCACTGGTGGTCCGCTCAATGCCACCAACAACCTCAACAAGTCGGTGACGACTGGCGCTACTGCTGCCAACTACTTCACGGCTCCGAATGTTGTCGAGGCTCGCTACAAGCTGGGTGAACGTCAGTCGGACATCACGACTGCCATTATTCCCTCCCCTGTCGCTGCCTACTTGGAAGAAATCGGCTTCCTGGCCTATGACGCTGATCGCGCTGGCTTTAACCGCCGGCAGCAAATCGGCATCTTTGGCAACTTGAATGTCATTGTTGACGATCAGTGCCCGGTCATTGGCACCAGCGGCCAGCAACGGCAATTCGTCTGCTATCTCTGTGGTAGCGGCGTAATGCTGGAAGGCGATCAAATTCCCATGGAAATTGAGCCCGATCGCAACGCGCCTTCCAAGCAAGATGGTATCATCATCGACTACCATCACGTCCAGCACGTTCTGGGTACTTCCTGGAGCGCGGCCACCGACAACCCGACGAATGCTCAGCTTGCAACCGGCTCTAACTTCAGCCTGGTCTACAGCGATGCTCGGCTTATCCCCGTGGTGCGACTGATTGTGAACTCGCCCTATGGCGGAACGATCTGAGCTACAGTTGGCCTGCTCAGGAGTGGACTGACCGAGGGGGCGCAAGCCCCCTTTTTCATGCTCGGGCGGGCTACACTGGAGGCTGAGCCCCGCATCTCCTCAGATGGCTTCCTTCAATTCCCTTAAGGCCAAGAAAGGCCAACTTGACCTTGAGACTGGCGTGACCTTCGCCAACCTGCCCTCCCCGGCCGCGCTGGGCATGATCCGCGTTGTGACCGATGGCACCGAAACCACCGTTGGCGCCGCTGCGAATGGCGGTGGCTCTGCAAAGGTGCTGGCCTGGTACAACGGCACCGCTTGGCGCATCATGGGCGGCACTGATACCTGATCGCCATGAGAACGAGCTGGTGGCGCCGCCGCCTGGCTGAGCCATACGTCTACCCGCCGAGCGGTGCGATCGAGCGGGCGTGCAACTGCACACCCCCCGCGCTGATCACCGCTGCGAACGCGGACGCTTACATGGCGACCACGCTTAAGGCATCGACGTGGGCGGCGCTTACCACCGAGCAAAAAGGGCAGGCGCTCAAGTCTGCCCAGGATTCACTGCGCACCCTGAAATGGTGCACCGATGAAACAACTTGCTGTGGTAAAGAGCTGGTCCCCAGCTACACCGCCGCTGCTGCCGAACTAGCACTTGTGCTGTTCAACGATAACACAGCAGTCCTTGGCGCCGCCGATCAACTGCCCAAGCCTGTAGTGTCCAGAGAAAAGCTGGGCGATCTTGAACAATGGTTTTTCTCTCCGATTAGCACTCGATCCCCCCGCGTGCTGCCCAGCGACAGGCGCGTCGGCAGCTATGCTCCCACTGTACTGCGGCTTTACCCGTGGCTGCTTGATTTGATCGGCTGCTGGATTGACCGGCAGGACGAATCGCTGGTTCCTATTGCGCGAGGGTAAATGAACGCCTCGCAGGACGCCTGGGCAGGACCACTTGCGAAGCGACTTGTTTCTCGCTTTCGCACGCAAGCGCTTAGCTACATTCGCGTGCAGCCTGGCAGCTACGACGAAGAAACCGGCACAATACCAATCGCTGAGTCTTCCATCCCTGCCGCTGGAGCCGTTGCAAGGACAAAGAAGGTCGAGCGAGATGGCGTGCAGCAAGGGCACGAAATAGAAGCATGGATCGATCACCAAACTGTGCAATGGCCGATCAGCACAAATGATCGCCTGGAGTACCTGGGAAAAAGGTGGAAGATAACCGGAATTGTCAGTTACGGTAGCGGCATGACCTCCACTGGTGGAGAAATTCACATCATGACACTTGATGGGAAAATTATCACAACTCTAGACGGCAAGGCGCTTGTCGTTCAAGGCGGCAGCCCGGCTCTTATTACTTATTCCATGTACGCGAGCAAGCTCACAGCGAGGGCAGAGTAATGGCACGCCGACGCAAGCCGCGCAGAAGGGGCAGGAATGACATCAGCCAAATGCCTGAGGATATTCAGAAGGCAGCAATTAGCGCTTTGCGCAATGCGGCCAAGGAGGTGCTGAACGATCTCGCTGAGGCAGGCCCGAACTGGGGCG